TGATGATTGTTTGAATTGAGACTTGTTTCGAAAGAAATAATCGTAGCAATCTAGGATGTTGCCCACTATGTACCCGAAGAGCATCATCAAACCGAACATTAGCGTCACTAGCGTCATTACTAATCCGTACAATATCACTTCGAAAATTGTATGTAAACGACTCATTATATTTTCGCCATTTGTTGTAGGTAGTTTCACCATCTGCTCTTACTAAATCTCCTATCCATGTTTTAGAATTAGATGCAAAGTTAGCAACAAAGTAATCAAGTAATTCGTCAGGTTTATATTTAGTAACCAGTTTGTGAAAAAAGAACCTGTCGTTTCTTTTGAGAAAAGTATTAAATGATGAATTAACTTTTGCATTGTGTTTAAAGAAATCGTAATTGTCCGTTGAAAAATGTAATTTAACTGCAAGATAAAGTTTGTATGCTTCATAACTATTCATAATGGTAGTTTGGCTGAATTTGTTTTTTCAATCAGATTCAACTTCTCTGCCTCTATTTGTATTTTTTCTTTTAGTGATTTATTTATTAATGTGTTTATAGAACCTGAGTCTAAATTATTATCTTCACAATAATTAAGTACAGCATCCATGTATGTTATTCTTTTTTCTTTAACTATCTTTTCAATAATTAAACCAAACTTTTTACTATTCAATAACATAATTTATTATAACATATTATAAGGGAGAGATCAACCCTCCCATATAATTAGTCAGCGATCTGATCGCAATTCTTTTTATTTGCTGGTAGACCTGGTTCTTTATCATATAACCAAATATATGAATAAACTACCTTGTCTTCTTTTACTGCACATTTTTTACCAAATGATAGTCTTGGTTCTTTGATAGAACAAGCACTTAGCAATACACCTGCAAATAATATAGTCATTATTGTTTTCATTGTTTTAATTGTCCGTCTTCAACTTTTGTTGTATCAAAGGTGTGAAATATCATACATCTTTCATTGCCTTGAGCGATGTCAATTGTTGCCAATCTCTCACCTTTGTCGTTTGCCCACATAGTTATCATATACACTGGATTGCCATCTGGTGATGATGATTCACGGCCTAAAGAAACCTCTGTTGCTTTAAACTCGTGGTCTTCTATGTACTTATTTACCTCTGCAGGAGTACCACATACTCCTGGTAAGTCTAAGAAGTAAAAATTATATTTATTTAGGTCGTATCTATTGTGTTCAGCGTAAACACTTGTCGCAAATAGTACGATAATAAAAATTAAAATCTTTTGCATATATCCCTTTAGCAGTTAAGGTCGCAAGTAGGATTGCTTTAAATCACCTGAATTTATTTGGTAGTCTCTCCGAATTTCTATTGACCAGTATAACTATTTAGTAATTTGAGTCAACTTTTCCTTGTTTCTAATAAGAAAATCTGCTGTGTGTTTATAGAATAGGTCTTGGTGTGTTTTAATCTTATCAGGACCATGTACCCACTCTTGTACAAATCCATCTTCACACGCAGCCAAAACAACCGTTTGTTCTATTTTTTTACCAGGATATAACTCTTCAAACATCTTAGCATATGCTGAACATTGTAAGAAATTGCCATAGTTATATTCTTCGTCTCTTCTTTTTGTAGAGGTCTTAAAATCAACCACAGATAGTTTACCTTTATACTCTGCGACACAATCCACTTGTCCTGCAACTCCTAATTCTTTTGAATATAGATACTCTTCTAAACAATGAATATTATCTAGTCTTGCAAGATATGGTTTTATAATTCTAAACAGACCTAATGCTGTCACAGCGGTCACACCTACATTCTTATCATCTGCATTATTTAAATGATTTTCAATAAGTTTGTGAGTAGATTTACCTCTGTTGGTGGCAGATACAGAAATGTAGTTCGCCATCTTTTCGCCAACTGATTGTCGCCATGCTTCTATTTTTGCTTTTCGTTCTGGTATAGAACCTAGAATTGATGTCACAGAGGGCATATTAACACCGTCAATGGTGTAATATCTTATGCCCTCTAAATTTTTACCTTTAACTCCTAATGATTTAGGAAGTGGACTCTCGTCAAGTTTTACATGATTAAATGCCATAATTATCCTTCATACTATTATTATATAACAATTGTGTTATATTGTCAAGCGTTATTCACCTATTAATGAATTGTTTATATCGTCTTTACTTGGACCTTTTGATTTAGAGTATTCTTTTTGATAGACGGTTCTACCATTTGCGTCTCTAAACGCTCTTAAATATTCTCGTCTATTTTCTTCATCATTCTTATAGGAACAATGAACCCAGCCAGAATTAGGTTCTTCTGGTTTGTGAAACTCCAATATACATTGATCAAAGTTTAGATTGTCAACTATCCAGTCGGCAACCTCTCTGTTAGAAACTCCGAATATTTCGAAGTCGGCTGCTTGGCCGTCAGCGTGCTGTGAGTTTAAAGATGAACCTATGGCAATACACAACTCACCTGACCTAAAGCCAGATGATACAGAAACTACTTTACCGAAGTGATCCCGTACTGGTTGTAAAATATTAGTACATAAGCGCTCTAAAGACTCTATATGATCCTCGTTAGGGTTATTATTAATACCCTTACGAACCGCTGTGTCGCTCTTAATTAACTCTTTAAGAGTGAAGTTTTTGCTTAATCGCATATAGTTTATCCTTTGCATTTAGTTTAATTTTCTTCAAGGTTCTTAAATCGTACCATGATTTATTTGATCTGTCAATATTTCTTTTTGACTCAACTTTATTCACTTCTCGTTTTAAATCTTTATGATGTGTTTTGATCTCTAACATATTATCCCCTTGTAAGTTTTAGCAGTTTATCCATTTGTGCCTTAATAATAGGACCTCTATTAGGCCAATGAATATACGGCTCGTTTGACTTTGATAAGTTATATAAAAACGGCAATACAACTTTCTCAATTTCTTTAAATCGTTTTTTTACATCTGCGTCTTCTATCTCTTTATTCACGGTTTCTTTTTCGGACACAATCTGCATAACTTCGTTCATCATAGATTTAATTGATGAAACATCCGATTTAACTTTTGCTAATTCAATGTTCGTACCCTCTAATGCTTTTGTATCAACAGCAGGTGTTGATTTGCTTTCTGAAGGTTTACTTGACACAGGAGTAAAACCAAAGTCAACGCTTGTATCAAACTCTCTCATAAAATCAGGTATATCATTGCTCATAGTTTTCTACCTCCTTTTTCATTTTTAAATGTTTAAGTTCGTTTTGTAATTCTAATTGCTCTTGCGTGATTTTTTTTATTTCTTTTGCTGTCTCAATTGATTTCTTTACGTTCTCATAGGCGTGTGTTTTAATAGACTTATTTGTTTTAATCGTTGTTGCGAAATCAATCCCGTTGTATGCTTTTACATAGGCATTGTTATTAACGGCAATGCCAGCACCAGATGTTAGTAAAGCAAATTCTGAACATCCTGTTAATAATAATCCAACTACAGCGGGCAGGATTATCTTATTAAGGACATTCCTGCCCTTTGTGTGATTGTACAATGAGCGGATTGACCTATTAGACTCTGGTATACGACCGTTGTTTTTCAGTTGCTCGCTCTGTACTTTATTATTTAGATTTTGCATTTCTTTTACTTGCCCATTTTTTTCTATGTTTTGCCATCACTTGTTCTGTTTTAATTTGTTTTGTACTTTTAGTTCCCATGTCCTGTGCTAGTTTACTTTGTGGGTGTTTTTCTGCAATCTTACTTAATGTTTCGTTCCACCCTTTGTCACTTCTATATGACATACCGCTAACACCTGCAACAATATTAATACTTGTAATAATTTGTCTAACATTTTTATTTTTCTTTAGATACTTTTCCATTTCATCAATGGTCATAATATCAGTCCAAACTTTACCAGTTTTTTTATTCTCAAATGTATATGATGGCATTTATTTTAAAGTCAAGTGATACTTTAATTGATTAACAGCCTCTAGCATATCCTCTAGTATGCTTAAAAGATCAATTGAGTCTAGTTCTCTGGATAATTCTACAATACGATCTTTTGTTTTGTTGATGCGATTTGCAAATTCATCAGTTTCAGGATCAACATAGTTCGCCACGTTGGGAACATATTCGCTGTTAAAAGATATTCTGGCATTATCACCTTGATAGGTTTCTACAAACCTATCATTTAATTCATTAAATTTTGTATAGTGTTCGCCTAGTGCCTCATGTTCAGCATAACTTTTAGTTTGCCAATGAGATGCCTGTACGAAATTCAGCCAATGAATATTTGCATTTACAAATTTTGATATTGTTTCGTGCATAACTTTATTTATATGTTTTCTTCCTCTTTAAATTTCTCTAATCCCTCTGAATACCATTGAGGTATTACAGCAGGTGATTTCCATGTAGCAAATCTATTCTTTTTCATTATGTAATATTTACGATAACTAGCAACACTATCACCTGGTACGATACATTCATCAGGCATTGCTGGTGTGGCATCTGTACCTATTGCATTTAGATTAGCATTCTTAGGTGGTTCTTTTAATAAGTCTTTTAGTTTTGATATTGATACGTGGTCAACATCTTTGTTGTATCTTTTTTTGTACTCTTCATTTAGTGCCATCATATGGTTATATAACCATCTGTAATTATAAGCAGACTTCATAACCCATTGTGTACTAGGGTGTCTTAACCAACCTGCTTTGTATATGATTGCCTCTTCATTAGAATTATCTAATCGCCATCTTTTTATTTTACGACCATTTTTAGTTTTATCTTCATATGGCGTACCATCTAAAACTCTTTTAGCAGTACAAAGCATTTGAGCAGATTCTAATATCATTTTAATTACGTGCTTATCACACGACATCTCTGCTGCTTTTACTGGGTCTCTATCTAAATAAAATATATTCATTTATAACTCGCATATACAACAAATGCAATACACATAATAAAACATATTGCAAGTGTATGATTGCCTAGATTCCATAAACTTTTGCCTACGGTGTGTGGATTTTTAGGATCAATCATCGCTTCTGTTGTTGTTAATTTTTTCTTTACTAATTTAGGACCTTGTATAATATCATTACCATATTGATCTTCGGTCTCAAATAATTGTGGTTGTTCGCTCATTAGTGTATCAATTTGTCGGTTACGTATTTTACAAGTTTATATTT